GACGAATTGACTTATCAGACTATGTTTCTATTGTTGAAAACAAAGGACTAGCAATTAAAGAGATTAGATTTCAATTGCGTACCACAATTGCTAATGATAACGGCGTTTGGCCTCGTACACTAGGAGTAGGCGACCTTACCGCAGTTGCTGGACAAGTTGCAGCGCAGTGTAAGATATTTGCTACGACCACAGCATACGAATTAATTGAGGATGTTGGAATTGCTTCTCCTAACGTACTCTGTGTGTATGAACAACAAAGTCAAGTAATGGCTGACAGTATCGGAACTCCTAACGCCGTTGCGACTCTTGACAATTATGACCATATGTACGGCACACCAGATCTTCATCCCGAAGGCTACGATGTTGTAACTGACCTTCTCATCGGTATTGGATTAGAAAATTGTACTAACCCAGCTCTAGCATCCACAACCGCTGAACTTGATGTTATGCTGATTGCAGAACCTAAGAAAATCACTCAGAAAGATTTGACTCAAATGCTCACTCAGGCACAAGACCTCTGAGGTGAGTAAGTGGCTCGTTCAAAAACAGAGGCAGCGAAGTCAAAGGTAGAATCTGCCGTCGCATTAGGCGGCTTAGGTGCTAAAATCGGCGGTGCTCCTGGTGCTGCTCTTGGCGCTGGTATCGGACTTATCATAGGTGATGGGGAGACAGTATTTCCTCTTGACATGGTTGCTATCCCCGCATATCAAGCATACATGATTCAAGGCTCCCCATCCCTACAAGTCTACATTCGTGCAGGTGAAACATTGATGCCAACGGGCGGAAATGTGCAAGATGTTCAAGAAGTCATTCAAGCACAAGCAGAAGGTTCTCCAATAGCATCCCACATGGGACAGACTAAGCGTAAGAAAACCACTGCCTATCAACGGAAATACAAGAAAGCCTTTGCTAGTGTCAAGCGTAAGCATATGAAGAAAGATGGTACTTGGAAGAAAGGCGGATTTAAGGCCGCTGTCAAAGCCGCTCATAGGATGTGTAAGTAATGCCGATTAGTATTATTAAAGAAACAATTGAACTTGATACGGTTACTCTTGATGCAGATGGAAACGGATTTATTCAAAAAAGAATCAATCTGGTAGGAGGATTTCAGCACGTACTCCGCCAGGTGGATGTTTTCGAGGATGCGATTCCATTTCTTAGAGGTGCGGCAGGGGATGAGCAAGCAAATTATGAAATCATTGTCTCACCCTATCCCCAGATCCCTACGAACATGTTTTACAGAGAAAACGTTCCTGTTCAATTGAATAGGTATCCATGCGCAGGTGATGATTCGGTTTTATTCAAAGCAAATGTACGACTTAGAAATTTGTTACACTCAGAGATAAGGCAATTTCCATCAGAACAAATTGCAGCGAGAAATTTGAGTCTATTCTATACTGACCATCTTTACATCAATATTCATTTTATGGGAATTGAGAACATAGATTATGGCAACATTGCCCTTTCCTTTATGATGGTTTTAGAGAACAAGCAAGTCAATTCATTAACCCATTCTATTGGAGTCTTAGCGGAATCTCATGATGCTATGTGCGCACAGTTGATGTCAAACGGGCACATGATGACTATTAATCAACTGAAAGGTAACGTTTTTCCGATGTGGCGGTATGGTGGAATACGTCCTGAACACACATTAACGCCTACTGCGGCTAATGCGTATTTCCTTCCTATTAACACTCGTGACGCTGAACAAATGACTTCAACGCCGGGAATTAGACAAGCGGTTTCTGATGCTCGTTCAATGAGTGCATTTGATGAAGCGTTTGGAGATAGAAGACCGGATTGGTTGAAAGACCACCTTAATCCTGGTGTGGTAGCCGGTGCGGTTCGTGACCAATGGCCTCCAATCAAACATGCTGATAACGGAAACGTGAGAATGCTATGAATGAAAGTGATGTTGTTCAGAACGAACGGATATCAAAACTTGAAGAACGTATGCTCATGATGGAACAGACCATTATCGAACTGCGTGGGATGACTAAGGTTTTGAAAATTGTAGCCTCTGCCGTCGCTCTATCGCTTGGATTAGATGTTCAAGCAATGTTGTAATCATCAAAGAGGGTCTTTTGGCTAATAATTGCCTTTCTTAGAGCCATTGACAACTCGAATGGAATCAATGCACGTTTGTTCATTCTCAAAGGGTCGCCGTGATAACTATCTTTCTCTGCCTTTGTTTTCATTTTAGGTGTTGAAAACTTTGGAAACTTTCCATAAAAAACGCAACTACCATGAATTTGATTCGGGATTAAACCCAGATTTTCAAAATATCCAATCGAACCGATTACATTTTCAATAACAAACCATCTCGGATTTATCAATTGAATTATTTCGAGCGTAATTTCAATCATTTCAAGATCTGGTTGATAAGAATCAAGTCTGTTTTCTCTTGCTGCAATTGCTTGAGGAGCATGAAATCCCATGCTGAACTCTAAACAAGGCGGAGAGGCAAGCAGTAGGTCAATTTTACGGATTGGTTGGCCTTCATCTTTAAACTGCCTTAGTCTATCACGCATTTCTCTAACATCTTGAAGAGTTGTGCATGGGACTTCCTGGAGCAGTGGATTGTTTTCAACTCGAACGACTTCATCACCAGCTCGTAAAAACGCCTCAGAAAATCCGCCAAGTCCTGAAAAGAGATCTAGTACCTTCATCTAAATTCCACCGTTATTTCGCATTTATTACAAATACCACGCCAACATTGTGCAACCGGATTGTATTCGCAATCTAAAAATTCGCCACATACACTATGTGGAATGTGTTTGTTTGCTTTTGGTGCTCGCTTGAGAAGTTCTTCTCGAACCCATTTGCTAAAGTTCTTCATGTCATCTGCAACCTTCTTGCTTGCATCGCATAGATTGACCATCTTGTGATTCATAAACTCACCCATTGCTCTTCTGAAATAATGCAGTTTGATTCAATCTCTTCATCTATTGGCTTGCATGTAGGGCATTCTTCGGGAGCATCGGCACCCAATCGATAATATCCAATCTCGCCTCGATGATCGAACATAAACCACGTCGCATGACATGTTTTGCACATTCTTCTATCTAATTCGTTTTCTAAAATGTATCTCATTCTGTCGCTAAATCTCATATATATTCCCGCAAACCGTCCTAAACGGTTTTTGTATATATATATCACTCTTTTTTTTGACGGCTAAAGCCTAAAAGGCGGGCTCCGCCCTTCTTTTCAACGCAAGCCGATAGCATGCGGACATCCCTACACCTATCCGGAGGATGGTCGGCGCTATAAGTCCGATGGGCGGCTACGCCGCAAGGATGGGAGTCGGAGGCGGTAAATCGGTTTACTTTTGACACCGGTTTACTTTATACACCGTGACGTGTTGGGAATGCTATGGCAAAAGGCGCTAACGACGTAATTTTGAGAGACCGACTTCAATTTGATATTGACGCATTAGGAGATACACCCCTAGTTTATGGACGAATTGACTTATCAGACTATGTTTCTATTGTTGAAAACAAAGGACTAGCAATTAAAGAGATTAGATTTCAATTGCGTACCACAATTGCTAATGATAACGGCGTTTGGCCTCGTACACTAG